CTAGAGGAAATAAATATGTCGATTATCCAGTTCCGGAAAGCGCCGCTGAACCGACAGAGGTATTCCATCAAGGATACTGGCAATTTCTCCGGCTATCCGCGACAGCACGAACGTGCAGAATGCGGTCTCCACCACCTCAGCGGACTCTTTTGCATTTTTTAGTTCCTGAGCATCAGCCTGGGCTCGGGTAAGCCGATGGCGCTCATAATCAATCGTGCCAGGCTGGAGGTCTGATTCTGAATCAACTCTCAGCTGTTCAACCTCTTTGCGCAGCTTTTCGTTTTCGATCGCTGCGTCCCGGGCGGAATACCATTCAATTGCGGCGGCAGAGTCATAAAGCACTTCATTCCCTTTGCCGCCACCTCGCGCAACTGGCATTCCCTGATCCTGCCAGTTCTGGATCGTGCGGATGCTCACACCAAAAATCTCTGAAAGGCGTTTTTTATTGACCTCCATGACGAACTCCAGGCGAAAAACAGGGTAAGGAAACCATGCCGGGTAAAATGACTACTACCAGGCTTTAATACTTCCTTTCTTTTGGTTGGTTATACCCAGAAAATACAATGATTTAGAAAGAAGAAGAACGGAAACGGCAAAATCCTGAAAATTTTCATAAATAGCGAGAACCTGCGAGGTCGCCGCCCCGTAACATATCAGATCGCCGGAAAGGACCCGTAAATGATAACAAATATCATTTACATAATGTGATTAGCTGCTAACCTATTTTCAAAATAGGTCAGCAGGGTATGGGTTCGCGTATCCGGCACATAAAAAAGCCCGATTGAAAAGGTGTCTTAGGTATTGTTGACCGCATAACTTTTGAAAATGATTATAACCAAAATTAACGATTGCAACTCTCCACATATACATTTTGAAAAAGCCTCCCTACATACATAAGGAAGTTTGCTTTCTTCATAAAACCTTATAGGAACGCAATTTAAAATCGTCCCACATTAACAAAATGAACCTCCAATACATGGAGACATGATTTTTTAAATTTGAGGGTCAATTTTTACCCTACTCCTTATATGTAGTGATAACTTTAGCACGCTTTTATAGAATGAATCTCGTATCAGAGTGTGGGTTATATTCCTTTGTTGCAATAACAATAAAAACTCTTCAGATGGGTATGGATCGACAATGATTAATTCAGGTGCTGAATCAAGTATTACATCCCATATGTGATTATCATGCTCAATGTATTTAACCCCAACAATTATTAACGTTCTAGTATTTGAGATAACCCCTGTATAATCCTTCCTCTTTGACTCAAGGTATTTTGGATTAATAACTACACGTTTCTCTTTATTATACATACACATTATCGGACTGAGATCCGAATTTTGGCGTGAATCACACCACTTTATGATTTCTTCATGGCTATTTAATGAACGTATCTGATTGGTTTCAATAAACGCACCACAACCAATAGATACATTACCCTCAAAGATAACATTAGGTGCTAATACCGGCACAAAATTAGCAGAGCCATGAACTTTCAAAACACTATAACTTTTCTCATTGGCATCTATACCATATGAAACTTTTTGAGCGCCAGACATAAGCATAGCATGCTCAATAAGTAAATCATAATTCAGTGTAATGACATTAACATGCTTCGCATACTCTCTCAGAGAACGAAATAGTCTTACATAAGCATTTTCATTGCTCGGTTTAAATGAGGATAAGTATTTTGCTATTTCCTTTTGAAGGGGGTTAATGACTCTACTGTCATTAGGTATGCTCAACATACCTTTTTCGAATCCGTGTAGTCTAAACTCCTGCTTTATATGATCCGGCAATTCAGCAAACGCGCCACCCAGTTCCACAAGTTTATCAAATAAATAATTTCCTAACGGAGGAACAGGCTTATGTAACTCCGCACCAAAACTGGCACCGGCGCCAAATAGTAACGATATCATTTTCTCATCCCCTTTTGACTTTGAAGATATCATTTTCTCACATTCATCATTGAACTTGCTTGCAAAATATAAGAAATCTTCTCGGTGAATAGATCTCTAGTCATGGCACGTTAACTGTCAATGACTGAGTATATTAGCAGGAAATCCATTAAGAGGAGAGAAAACATCAGAACGTAATGAGCTGTAACCTATTGAAGGCACTGCTGTCCTATGTAATTCTGCAGATAGTCTACCTGTTTGGTCACTGTTTCGATTCGTTCTCTGAGGGTGAAATAATCCCGTTCAGCGGTGTCAGTAAGTCGGGGGCCGGAAGCATCGCCCACGCCGCCGGTGCTGGTCGTTCCGTTCGCGGGGCATCTGGCGTTGACGTGCAGCCCACACTTGCCATCGCGAACACAACGCTGCATATCATCAAGCTGCTTTTTCGCATCGGACAATTCCTTCGTGTATTTGGCATCCAGCGCAGCGACATCACGCTGGCGGGTCTGCATGTCTTTGATGGTGGCATTCGCCAGGCTGAGATTTTCAGTGACTTTATCGCGCTGGTCTTTGTAGATGAGGGCGTTATCGCGGTAGTGGTTAATCGCCCAGGCCATAGAAACCAGCAGGCAGATAACGAAAGCGCAGATAATTGCGGTTAATCGGCTCACTCATCTATCCCCCAACATGCCAGCGCGCTTTCCTGGTCGCGACGATCAACCTGACCGTAACAACCGTTCTTCTGGCCCTTGGTCAGACGACAATCCCGACCGCCGTCCTTAATCCACCAGCGAATTGCTTCGCATGCCCCTTTACGGTCACCTGCATTGATGCGCCTGTAGAAGGTCGATGGGAAGCATTTACCGGGACCAATGTTGTACGGGCAGAAGGATGCGATACCCACCTTTTGCGGCTCTGTTAGAGGCACTTTGATATTGCGATCAACCCAGGCTAATGCCTTATCGCGTTCATTAGCGTTAACCTTCCGGCATTGTTCCTCATTGGCCGTCATGCCTTTAACAACACGTCTGCCATCAATAACGGTAACGCCGTGACATAAAGACCAAACCCCACCCGGATCAACAACGGCCACCAGCGCATTGCCTTCTTTCTCGCTTATGAATTGGTCGAAAATGAGTGGAGCAGATGCACCCGACGCGATTAGCGCCAACACTGCTGCGCTGAGCTTTGATTTTTTCGACATCATTCACCCCGCGCAGCTTTGCGGCGATCCGCTTTGATTTGGAAATAGAGATTGGTGAGAAAGGTGAGCAAGCCGAACAGTAAACTACCGATCACACCTATAGCTGCCCACTGTTCGGGGGAGTAACCGTCAAGAAGTCTTCTAAACCAGTAAATGGCACTACCTCCCGATGCGCCGTAGGAAATGCCAGTAGTTATTTTGTCCATTCGATACATACTCTCACCTCGCTATGTGCGAGTGCGTTTAAAGCCAATAAAAAAGGCCCTTAACGGACCTTTCGACGGAGTAATTTTTTTAGGAAGGAGAAGATGCTGGGTTTCGGTTTTTTTCGGTGGGACTCGGATGCTTCTACAAAGAGTCGTGCTTCTTCGTCGCTGTAACCAGCGTCAGTCCATATTTTAATTAGTTTTTTTCTATGTGACCTGTCAGATATTTTTTCAAGGATCAGAAATAAAGGAGGGACTACCAATTTCATCATCGCTATAACGAATACAATCGTCGTCATAGCTCTGTAATGCTCGAAAACACCAGTTACATATCCAGAGATCCATTCAAGCATGCTGTGACCTTCTAGCAAAAAGAAGGATTTTCTCACACGCACGTTGATTCCGGCAAAGCCAATGATGCAATCAATCGAAACGACGATATGACAGGGGTATTGATGCAATGCACCTCGCGAATACCCCTGTCGTATCGCCGTAAAGCAAAAGCCCCGACTAGCGGGGCTCTCGTTATGTTCAAATTGTCGCTTATGTTCGCTGCCATCGCGGCGCAGCTCTGCCAAGCATGAATGAATTATCTAAATTCTTGGCTCGTTTTCAATGCTAAAATCAAAATTAAGCACGGAAAGCTAAAGAGCAATAATTCAATTCTGCTCAGCCAGAAGTTTCCGCGTAGATAAAAAGACCTTAGCCCTGAAAATCTCCAGGCACCAGCGTACACGTTTTCTGGCCTCCCAATCCGTTAGCCACGGCGCGATCAACTGTAACTCCCGAGTAATGTCTGAGATTTTTTGGCGTGTGGTGTAATACTGCAAACCGACGATGTAAACCGGGTCATTTACATCAAGCGCCTGCAGCACTGACTGCTCGACAAAATCAACGTCATCATCGTGCATAGCTTCATCAATGATGCTGGTGGCGGGCTGTGGCCACAAAATGGCGTGAGCACGATTTAACGCCTGCGGCCCTCTGAATCCCTCTGCTCGCGCTTGTTCTAGTGCAGCTGTAAAGCGAGACAATGCCTTATCCGACCATCGCCCGCCCTTAAGAACATCCCAGCATGCATGAGCGCGAGGCAAGCGAGGTGCTGTTCCACCGCTTACCCCGTCTCCCCATGTTGTCAGCAATGATTTAATCCAGGCCGACTGGATACTTGTAAGAAGCATGCTTTTACCCAGCCAGCTTTTACGCGGCGCACTCGCTGCTCTACCCAGCGCTTCAATATGGTTACGGCGTTGACGTGGTGTCATCCTGTTCTCTCCTTACGCCAGAACGCCGAGCGCATAGGCCCGGTCCAGCACTCTAATGATCATTTCCAGCTGCGAGCCATATTTGCGCTCGAATGCCAAGCGGTCGTTATGCAGTTCGGTATGATGTTTGCGGCAAAGTGGAATGGAGAATATGTCGTGCGCTTTAGTTGCCATGCCACCCTGCCCCCAGCCGATTAAGTGATGCGGATCGTCTGATTGCTGCTGGCAGCATTCGCAGGGCAGTGTTTTCACCCAATTCAGATAATTGCGACTTTCCCAGCGCAGACGCTTTGGTCGACGCATGAAAGACTGAGGCGGCGCTGGATCCACCATCACGCCCACCAGCGGTTCTGTCAGCGCATCAGGCAGGTCGACCGCTGAAACTAATTCCCCAAGGATGCTGGTGGCCGGTACTTCGGGAATTATGTCACTTTCTCGTCCAATACGACTTTCTTCACGCATACAAAGAGCTTCACGAACGCATGATTCTGGAAGTGCATCCGTAACTTCTTTACGAACTGCCCACCAGCAGAGCTCTGCAAGTGAGATCTCCCGGCTTTTGTCCAGGCAGAGATGAATGCGGACAGAATCCAAAACAAAGGCAATTACATTTCTGCGTGCCAGCTCTGCCAATGCTTCGGTACGCTGCTCTCGCAAGTGATTATCGCAATAGCCACAAAGCAGGATGGATCCTGGCTCATGGTGCATGATGGTTAGTTCGTGGTAGTGGTAATCGCTATGAGCGTATTGGCAATCGCCGCCGCCGTACTTCAGCAACCAGTAATCAAGCCCGCTTATACCACCAGCAGCAGCCAGAACCTGTTCATTCAAAAAGAAGCTTCGCAGCTGCTCGTTTTCAGCCAGTGGCTGCCGCGCATCCGAAACACGACCAGTTTGACACCCGGCCATGCTTTCAGGCTGGCGCTCGATCAACACTCTTCCTGCGGTGAACAACTCCATCAGCTCTCTGCCCGGCTTCAACAGAACGACACCCAGCTCCCGTGCAATCACAGGTTGAAGAAGCGCACGCATCACTCGCTCTCCCTGATAATGATCTGCCCGTTCTCGCCCCAGAGCTTCGTTATCCTTGAATCCCATATATGCGTGTCGTCTTCGAAGAGCGCATCCATCAAAGACTTCATCAGGTTATCAAGATCGGGTTTACCCTGATGGGGCTGCCCGTTCATCTCTGCGCGCTTCTTTTTGCTCCAGCTATTCGGCATCGGAAGAACGAAGGTAACGTGTGAATTTGACTCTGGCATGTAAATGCCCAGCAGCCGGACGTGATCGCAAAAGGCCCGGTAACGCATAACTTCAGGGCGCTTTTTCCATTTGTCTGCACGCGTCATGCGTGGCTTACCCATCGGGAGGATGTTGTAGACCGTCACGATCACCCCCATGCCCGGGAACGCATACTTTGCGCTGTCTTAGCTGAGGATTTTTGCTGAGGTAGTAATGCACTGACTATCCAAAGACGAGGGTCAATATCGAGACTTTTCTCGACGGGGACACCTTTAGACTTATAGCGAGCCACCAGCTCATTGGCTTCTTCGGTTGTCAGCCCGGTGTGAGTGAACCAGCTTTTCTTCATGCCGCCTCCTGCAGTTGCAGAGGCAAAAGAAAAACGCTGGCCTTTTGAAGGGTCAGTAAGGATTTATTCTTGTTGTGTATTTGCGCCATGGTATCTCTCCAGTGGCGCAGCAGGTATAGGGTGTTCAGGCCTATGACGGGAGTGTAACAGAATTCTTGGAAACGCGATAACCAGCCCGTTCAAGCATCTGCGTAAAGAGTGTCGGTGTCCCTACTATCTCATCATCCTGTAACGACATAAATGATACTTCCTCGCCGCGTCTGTACATGAGCGCGCGACCACTGTCAGGAAATGAGTGCAGTCGCGCAACGATAACCCCATCGTTGCATCTGATGACCGCATAGCCCTTGTTTGGTAATTCTTCTTTTTGTTTCACCAATTTCCCCTCCAAACTGGAAAATTTCTGCATGCTGTTTCAATAAAACCAGTCGTCTGCACTTTCCCAGGTCTGCTGGAGGATTTCCTCAACCTTCTTCTTAGCTTCTTTTTCTCCACCGTAAACACTTAACCCATCGGAACCTGCGCGACGCACAATCAGACTGCACTCTTCGAACTGAATCTGGAGCTGTTTTAATAGTTCTTTTTTCAGTACGGAAACCGTACCCTTTGGAAGTTCTTTAGTACGATCAATGGTTAATTCAACTTTCATAGATGCCCCCGGCCTCTTGACTGTATATTTATACAGTACACTTGTAACTGTATTTGATCAATGACTTAACAGCACAAAATGCTAATGTAAACGTTCATATATGAAAAAAACTCATTGCTTAGCGTCTCATTAGCGCTCATCCATAATTTTTTGATAACATCCTTACCAAGAATTTTAGGCACTAAGCTATTTGCATTTAAGACGAAAAGAGTCATTAATCAGGTATTAGCACCACAAACAACACCCAACTTGAGTTAAAATACCAATCTAGGTAGTTGCATTAGTTCATTATAATCATGCAAAATGAGTGGTATTATGAATAATACTTACCACGAAGTCTAAGTAAGCATTTTAAAGATCTGTCATTCAATTATCACAAAGTGAATAAATAAGGGTATTAAAGTGAAGAAAAAGATAAGAATAAAAAAAACGAAAAGAAAACATAAAAAAAAGGCATCAACTCGGAAAAGACTATATTCGTTCAATGATAAGTACGCTAATTATATGGGGAGTGATTGCAAGCTGTGCAAACCATTATTAAACAATGACCAACTCTACTTAATGATTTACAACACTCAATATCTTTTAGAAAAAATGAAGATAGAGACAAAAAAACCAAAGGCACTCACCTTTGACTTGGATCAATTAATGACACTTGATTACAGGTCACTGCCTAATATAACAACCGAACAAAAAAAAGCAATTGAAGAAATATTTAACCTCTCACCAATATCACCCGAAGAATTAATATTTCAAACTTTAAGAACCATTTTATTTACAAGTTTCCCACTGCCTGAAAGTGAAGATGAACTTGTTAACATGGCTTATCATAGAGATATTGAAAATTTAGTAGCATTAAAAATGGCATACGCATTATCTGAAGAATTTTCAGAACCGATGGCTTTGCAACCGTACTGGCCTAGGCTAAGCCAACTACGTATTATGATGCATATTCCTGAGGAAGTTATAAAAAAAACAAAACTGGATAATATTATTTTCTACCCTGTGAAAAAGAAGGGGATGAATGCTTCTTCTTTAGTATATGAAAACTTCAGATTTATAACAGTCAATTACGCACTTGAGCCAATATTAGATGATTTCAATACCATACTAATTCACTTCCACTCAACAGAGCAAATGGCCGGGGTAAAGCGCTATTATAGAGCATTATCCTACTTGCTCCCTCGAGCCCTGTATTTCTCAGCAGAGATATCTCCTTTAAAATTCCCCTCAAATCCGATCTGCTTTGAGAATAACGCACAAGACATACATAACATTACTGCAGAACAAATAGACTTTATAATGATGCATGAATTATCACATCATTTATATCATCACCCGCAGAGAAAAAGTGATGTATTAAAAAAAGCAGATGCAAGCAATATCTTAAGAAGCTTTGAAATTGAAGCTGATGCTCTTGCAGCCAATATGATTGCGATGAAATTCCAAGATGGAGTAAACAGATCAATTAAAAGAAAAGAAAGAAAAACCCCTTATGAAGTCAAATACTCTTTAAGTTTATCACTCACGTCAACATTAATACTTTTTGAGCATATGCATTTCGTGGAAGAATCCATCAAAATAATGAGTACTAAATTAATCGGCTTACTGCCAATAAAAACAATCTCTGGAATACACCCTCCGGCCAAAGAGCGGAAAGAAAATTTCCTTGAAGCAATGGGCGACCATCTTCGAGGTTCATCACCTATTAGTAGGTATTCCTCTGTATTCTATGAGAAGGCATTAGCTAAACTTGAAAGCCTGACTGCAGATGAAATCATGGAAATTTTAAAACCTTGCTTGTACGAGTGAATATCAAAATTTCATTGAATCCGTTTCCTCTGCGATCCTGTTAAAATATTTAATTTGGGTATGACAGAAATTTCACTCCAGTAATTTGCCGCATCAAAGCGGCATTACTTTTCAAGTAGAGCTGTGATCCATTCCAAGAAGACCATACTAATCATAATTTTCTATGGCGGTGGTGATTGGTTTTGCACTATTCCAATAATCCGGGAGAAGATTTGCTCCAGCTTACAGTGTGTTTTTGCTCTCCTCATCGGTTACGCCCTCCCTGCCTGGCGCAGGCAGTCTTTACGACGCTTGGCGATACGGGCGACCTCAACAGCACTACCAGCTATGCCAAACATTTCTGAATACACCGCAGCAGCTCTTCGCCACAGCCGCTTTTCCTCAAGTGCCTTCGCTTTCTGCTCAGCAGCCTGCATCCTTACTGGATCACTTTTTTCCACCACGCACGGGATAATAACGTCTGGAATATCCGCGTTTGGTACCGCCCTGTATGTGTACTGAACGCTGTCACGCGAGCGAATGATCACGCCTTCGTCACTGAGCTCACGCAGCAACCTGCCGGCTGTGCCGCCAGCCAAGTCCAACGCTTCGGAAACATCGCCAACGGCGCAATTCGGTTGATAGCGCACAAATACCGCCACCTTCTCTTTTTGTGTTAATGCTTTGGTCATTGATCAATACTCGATTAGTTTGTTAAACCTGCCGCTTTGCGGCGTTGGTATTCTTCCATCAGCAGCTGTGCCGGAGTTGGTCCTGCCGGATGCTGTGGTGCAGCTAGCTGTCGACGGATTGGTGGAACTGAAAGCCCGTTGCTTATGTGCTTCGCCCATTTGGTTAATAACTTCTCTGCCAGTTTTTTAAGTTCCCCCTCGGTCATCTGACGCTCAACACCAGTTCTGCGCATTTCGATGCAGATGTGATAGAGCACCGGCTGGGGCCAGGGGTATTTGTCACTACCCGAAAAACGATACGACTCGTTACGCCAGCGACGGTATTCACTCATCACCCGGTCAGATGTCAGCCCGAACGGATTGGCACCACTCTCTGAAACCAGCGAAACGAACTCAGCAAGATCCGGGGGCCATGTATTACCTACTGCGCAACGGTCCATGCATAGCTGACAAACCAGTTTGATCTGGTTCTCATTCATCGAACCTATCTGAGCTATCCACAGGGCTGTGGGTTCTGCCCCATTCTTCTGCGTCCAGCGGTTCGAGAAGATTTCCCCCATCACCTGCCATAACCGCCACGCTGTCTCCGTCGCCATCAAGTCCGTGCCGGCGTCGCCACTCTGCGTGTGCTGACTGTATTTGCTGGACAGCTCGGGATGCTGCTGGCTGTGGTCGAACTGATGCATTCTCGGTACCTCCCGTTTGTGGTGCTTTCAGAACCTTTGCGCGATCCAGGTGGCGAGCGAACTTCTGCTCCCACTGAATTTGATGAAACACTTTCCCTTCGGCTTGCCAGTAAGCGATGAAGCTGCTCAGTTCGGCTTCGATATTTATGCCCGCCTTGATCGGCATGCCCCACAGATTTGCCTGTCGAGCAAAGTCGGCTGTTGGATTCCAGTTTTTAAACATCCGGAATTTGCCGAATGGCTGCTGTTGCCCAATTCCGATACCTGGCTGATCCGGATAATTAGGAATAACAGGTTCGACCAGTTCTCTATGTGTGGGGTTTAGATCTTTATGGTTCCTTGGTAGATTCCGTGTCCCGTTTTTGGGACTGTTTAAAGGGAAAAACGGTACTCTTTGGTTAAAATCTGAACTGTTCACAATCCCGTTTTTGGTACCCTTATCATCTGAAATAGTCCCGTTAATGGCACTGTTTGTATTAACAGTTCCGTTTTCGGTACGGTTCAAATTAACCGTCCCGTTTTTGGGATCCTTTAAAGAGTTCCGGTTTTGGGTCTGTTCTGCATCGGGGATGCTTTCCTCAATACCGACCAGCTTGTACACAGGAATTTGCTTTGTCCTGCCGCGCCGTTCACCTGTATCGACAACTAGGCCGATTTCCTGCAGATGCTGCAAGCCTGCAAGCACCGTCTTTCTGTCCATCTCAGTAGCCTCTGCAAGCGCAGCGACGGATGGGTAAGCGCACAAGTCAGCGCCGCACATATCAGCCAGCCAGGTTAGGATCGCCTTACTGGAGGATTTTCCGGTCTTAACTTTCTTGGCCCACCGCATTGCATCAATGCTCATGAAGCCTCCGGGTAGAATTCATTGGTCACAACTCGATTAAAAAAATTGCGGCGCTACGGCGCTGATACTCGCCAGTAGTGGTCCCGCCGCGTCAGCAGGTAACATGTTGAATAATGCGATTGCCGCCTCGCGGATTTCTTTTTCAAGCTTTTGCAGCGGTGCGCCCAGCAACTTCGCCTGATGCGCCTCACTGCATTCTTTGATAGCGCTCGCCACCAGCTCGGCTTCCGTTCTGGCGTTACTGAGTCCATGCTTTCTGGCGATCTCAATGGGCATAGCGGCGACGATTGCCCCCGACAGTTGCATGATGTATGCGGTGTATTTTTCCGAACCACCTTCGTTTTTCAGATACCGGAATAAATTCTGCTTGTTGACCGCGATACCGCGGCCCCCTTCCTTCGCCCACTGCTCAGCCACCATCTGAGCGATTTTCTCCTGCGCCTGGCCGGGCAAAGTGGATTCCCACTCCCGAACTGCAACCTGTATTGAACGGTGCTTAAAGCTATCTCGCCGATGCGCCATAAATTGATTTTGAGTTTTCAGCGGTCCGGCCGAGCGTTGGTTATGATGTTGATATGTAGCTGACTGCATGATTAAGCCTCCTTCTGAGGTAAACCATCTGTTGCGTTAGGATAGAGGTCTGGACGTAATTCATGCGGGGTGACTTCCCAATCCAAAGCTCTGCATGCGTTTAAAACCTCTGTGCTTGCTACCTGAGTACGAAACCAGACAGATACAGTCTGCGAGTTTTTACCTAAGCGGCGTGCCAGTTCTGATTGGCTGCCACACAGCGAAATAATTTTTTGTTGAATGTGTTCTTTCATGCTTCCTCCCAATTTATAAATCACATGATTGATAAATAATTTGTCAATGTCAAGAAACTTAATCAATCACATCTGATAAGAAAGTTTGTATGCTTGCTTATGGGTTTGATTTGGATACGAACATGAACTTCGAAGTAAGACTGTTACGAGCTCTTGATGAAGCCGGGATATCTCAATCTGAGCTGGGCCGCAGAGTGGGGGTAAACTCACAAACGGTTAGTAACTGGTGCAATACAGGTAATTTCCCTCGCAAGGAAAAGTTGGCTTTATTCCCGGAAGCATTAGGTAAGCCACTGTATTGGTTCTTTTTATCTGATGAAGAAGAGGCGCATCTTAAGGCAACCAGCGAAAGCAAAACGGTATTGAACGAGAAACAAGCTGCGTTGTTGGAGGTTTTTGATCAGTTACCTGAAGTTGAACAAACCAGGTTCATACAGCTGGCCAGCGACCGCCTCGAAGAGCTCGATAAATTTATGGCTGAATTTCTCAGCAAACGGAAGATTGAGCCCGCTCCAACCAAAGACTGATAAAGAACACTCTAAAGGCCGCATTTTGCGGCCTTTTTTTTGCCTCTAGTATCTCCTCAGCCCCCTCTAAAAATCATCATTGCAATTATTTATGTCAATTAAGTATTGACCTATGACATATTTATTTGTAGCCTGATTTTAGAAAATCAGTCATCAAGGCAGGACGCCCACGAAGTAGCTGCCGGTGGCATACGAAACACCGGATGAGATGGCAAGACAATCGCGCAGCAGGTTTACCGTTCCGCCAGCCTGGCGTTAAAGGCACACAGGAGTTAACCATGATCGATTTCGCACGCAAAAAAGCTGGCTGCCAAGCCGTTCGCTTAAATCTGTTTGAAGTTCTGGTTCGTAAGCTTTGCTACTTACTGGCCCAAAAAGGCAATCCAGAGCTAAAAGCATGAGCTCATTCTTTGCCCTGATCGTTACCGTCTGTGCCCTCACCGGGGAATGCTCAGACATCATGCTCGGTGTATACAAAACCGAATCTGGCTGTGATGCAGCTGCCAAAGAGCAGCACATTAAAGGAGTGTGTTACCCATATAAACCGGCTGGAGACCAACAGCCTGCTTTCAAGTTTTAATCGAGTTATGACCAATGGCTGTTACCAGCCCCTAAAAGCACAAAACCCGCGCAAGGCGGGTTAAGTACCCGGTCAGCCGACCAAAGCTTTCCGGAATCGAGTTTTGACCAATGACCACTACCCAAGGCGGCAATCACTAGCTGCGGGTATCTTACAACCAAAATTAAGGGCCCGATATGGAATTCTTTCATTTAATCAAGGCAACACAGAAATCCGGCAAAGAAGATGCCGTTATCTGGTTCACGGCTAAATCAGAAGCGCGAGCCAATTTGCAGCTGGATGTAGAGCTGGAAGATGCTGGCATTGAAACCGGCCGGGGCAAGGATTATAGCAAGCCTGTCCGTACCGATTTCCCTGTTTACAACGACCTGCCGGAAGAAAGCACAGTGGATTACACCTGGTGCAAACGCTACGAACTGCAGGACGATGGACGCACCTGGCTGCCAAAGGCTGGTGATGGGTCGACTGGACCCGTGGACAACTCTGCCGCACCGGAAACCACCGTTAAAGTCGAAACTACCGTCGAGACTGTCCCGCTTGAAAACCGCACTCCAGCGGTTCGTTATGCCGTCCACCTGACCAGCGACAAATACCAGTCACATATCACTAAAGAGCAGCAGCTGGCTGCCAGCGAAATGTCACTGGATGAAGGCAACACCTATCTTCAGAAACTGCTGCTGGCGAAGAACGACATCCCTGAATTTACCGAACTCAGCCTGAACGCTGAGTGGAAACTCGTTCAGGCGATTAAGCAGGTATTCGCGCCAGATGAAGTTCACGAAACTGAAAATATTGCTGCATTCATGGCTGACTGGGCTAAAGCAGATGCCAGCGATCGCAACCAATTAGTCGAAGCCTGGCGTAGCGGCAAATTTACCCATGTGAAATCTGAAAGCACCAGCGACACCGGTGTTATAGCAGATCAGGGTCTTGAACCTGATAACGGTATCCAGATTGACGAGAATGATGACGAAACCACACGTTATCCAGTCGTTCGCATGCCCTTCCGCAAGCAGGTACTCGCCCAGTTCACCTCCGACGAACTGCGCCACCACTTAACCCGCGAAGAATACGAAGGTATCAGCGCGCTGGAGATGGACACTGACAATAGCTATGTCCAGAACCTGCTGCTGGCGGCAGAAAACTGCGAACAGGTTAAGGGTTACGATGCTAAAGACCTTTGGCGCTATACCGACGCCATTCGCAAAGTGTTTAGCCAGGAAAAGCGTCACGAACTCGCTTTGGTTCTCCGATTCACCAGAATCTGGGCGGCGACTGATTACATTGACCGCGGCCTGCTGGTAAAAGAATGGGCCAAAGGCAGTCGCGTTGCAGAAATACAGCGTACTGAAAGCGGTACGAATGCTGGCGGAGGCAACAAGACCGACAGAAACCCTGACCTTAAACATGATCTAGACACTCTCGATTTAGAGATTGCGCTGGCCACGTTACCAATGGATTTCAACATTTATGATATCCCTGGTGGTGTTTTCCGTCGGGCAAAAGAGATCGTGAGTAAAAAAGAATGTCCATTCAATGAATGGTCTAAAGCTCTTCGTGCAACTCCGGGAGTTTTGGATTACTCGCGTGCAGCTATTTTTGCACTTATCCGCAGCGCTCACCCAGAGCATTACCTGTATCCGGCACGTCTCAGCGGATTCATTAACGCGAACCTGACTGAAAGCGATCATTCTGCTCCATCAGACGAAACTCTTGCGGCTGCGCGCCATAACCCTGAGGTGAGCTGGACAAACGAGGAAACTAATGACTCTGCTGTTGAAACTGGCGGCCAGAATGAGTGGACTCAGGTCGACGGCGACACGCAGCCGGTTCTCGAAAAAGTTGGTAATGGTCTTTTTTCTATTGAAGGGTTGGCCACTAGCAACGCTGAAATCGACCAACAAGATACCGCAGCGGAGTACGTCGATAATGTGCAGATGGAAGAAACTGGTAATGATGAAACCCCGAACTGTGCTGCGTTATCAGAAGTCACGGAAGAAACTATCTCAGGCGCAAGCACTACTGAAACTTATAACAGCACAGCTGCTATAAATAATGATTCCGGTCATCATAATCATGCCGAGCCTGAAATGCTCTATACACACCTTATGGTCGACATTGAAGCGTTTGGTAAAAAGGCTGATTCGCCAGTCGTATCTATCGGAGCTGTGTTCTTTGATCCATCTACAGGTAATACCGGATCGGAATTTTACAAAGTGATTAGCCTGGAATCTTCAATGGCCAGCGGCGGGGTTCCGGATGCATCTACGATAATATTCTGGCTCAAAGCTTCACCTGAAGCTCGTTCAGAGTTAGTGATGGATGATGCTATTCCGCTCGATGATGCATTACTGCAGCTAAATGAGTTTATAGGCGAGAATGCGGTTAACGGCCCTGATTCTGTTCAGGTCTGGGGTAATGGTGCCACTTATGACAATGTCCTGCTTGAGGCATCTTACGACCGGACGGGGATCCCCTGCCCATGGAAGTTCTGGAATAACCGGGATGTAAGAACAATTGTCGAGTTGGGTAAAGCCGTTGGCTGCAAGCCTCGCTATGAGATCCCATTTGAGGGAGAACCTCACAAGGCTATTTCGGATGCTCATCATCAGATCAAATACGTGTCTGCAATCTGGCAGCGTCTGACTGAACACTGATTTTTTAATTTCAGAAAATGGCTCTGATATGGGCCATTATGAGGTAAATCATATGCTTCAAATGCTGACTTTAGAAGAATGGGCTGCGGAAAAATACCGGAGTAATCCCCCAAGTCTGAATACTTTACGCCGATACGCTAAAGAGAGCATGTTCACTCCCCCGGCCACCAAAGAAGGAAGATACTGGCGGGTAAGAGAAGATGCCGAGATTACAGGTAATTTAACCCAGCCCGTTATTAAAAAATCTGATTCTCCTATGCTTCAAAGGATACTGTCTGATGGCTGCCCGACCACGTAAAAACAACGTTAAGATACCTAATCTTTATCCGCTCTACAGTCGTAAGGTAAATAAAATCTACTGGCGTTATAAGCATCCTATTACTGGTAAATTTCACAGCCTCGGAACTAACGAGGCTGAAGCAACAGCAATAGCAATCGAAGCTAATGAGCGACTAGCTGAACAGCGCACTAGGCAGGTTTTGGCTCTCAGTGACAAGATCGCCACCAGCAAAGAAAAGGCGATAACAACAAATACGTGGTTAGATCGTTATTGGAAAATTCAGGATGAAAGACTGGAGAATGGTGATATCAAGCCGAACACTCATAAACAAAAGGCTAAACCAGTAGCCCTACTTCGTGAGAGCGTGGGAATGAAATTGATTTCATCCGTCGATGTTCGGGATGTTGCCCAGATACTGGAGTCCTATGTTGCAGAAGGTCAACCGAGGATGGCCCAGGTAATCCGCTCTGTTTTGATCGATGTTTTCAAGGAAGCACAGCATTATGGCGAGGTACCGCCGGGTTATAACCCGGCTCTTGCTACAAAACAACCACGCCGACGGATTACCCGACAGCGTCTTAACCTTGACGAATGGCAAAAGATTTTCGAGATAGCTGATGCCCGCCATCAATACATGGGTAATGCAATGCTATTGGCACTCGTTACTGGTCAACGCCTTGGGGATATCTCCAACATGAAGTTTAGCGATATTTGGGATGACCATCTGCATGTCGTTCAGGAGAAAACAGGGAGCAAGCTAGCGATCCCTCTATCCCTAAGGCTTAACGCGATTGACTGGAGTTTGAGGGATGTAGTTGCACGTTGCCGTGACTATGCAGTGAGTCCATACCTAATCCACTTCTTTCGGGCAACCTCAATGGCAGAACGAGGTGCTCAGGTAAAGTCGAACACAATAACAATGAACTTCAGTAAGGCTCGTGATAAATCAGACATAAATTGGGGGAATGGCACGCCAGCTACTTTCCATGAACAACGCTCGTTAGCGGAAAGACTATATGAGATTCAAGGGATAGATACTCAGAAGTTGCTAGGTCATAAGTCACCGAATCAAACGGCTCGATATCATGATGATCGGGGTAAAGATTGGATTAAAATATTTATATAA